CGGCAACGTACTGGTACGTCACCGGCACGTTCAGCGGGGCACGATTGTCCGTCAACACCAACTGCTGACCATCGCCCGTACCCCGACCGCCCGGGACCGTCCACGTCGTACCACCGGCGGTGCCCTGCACAACCCAAGGGACACCCGACGATGTCGCTGACACTACGATCTGAGCCAACTGCGGCTGCGTCGCACCAACCAGGGACACGGTGATAGCCATTACCGCATCCCTCCCTGGTCACCCGAGAACGTGTTGCGCACCACGTCAGCCGCCGCGTTCTGCACGTACCCGCGCAGTTGCGTACCGTCCTCGAGCGCGAGCACGATCTGCGACGGGAACTGCACCGGGGCAGATGCGGTTGTCACGCTCACACGGGGCGAACTCGACGCATACTGCGGCTGCACGTACCCGCCGGTCGCATAACCCTTCAACATGCCCGCGTTCATCGCCTCGAGGAGCCGACGGTTCTCCGGCTTCGCGACCTCACGCGCCCGCACCACAAACTCACCCGTGGCAAGGGCGTAGATGCGGTTGTCACGCTCAGACGGGGCGCCGGGAATGATGCCGCCAGAGGCTCGACCGCCCACGGCACCGTCCGTCGTGACGGCCCGGTAGTTGATGACGCCCTGGATGGTGCCGTACCGGTTCTTGAAGTCCTCGATCGTGCGCGCCGCACTTGCCGTGTTCGCGATCAAATCCAGCGTCTTCGAGTCCGGCAGAGCGAACACCTGATCTGCGTACTCGCGCACCGCGTCCTCGCTGTAACCCGCCTCGGTCGCCGCCTTTATAAACGCGTCCTTCTGCGCGGTAAGGGTGTTCGCGTAGTTCGTCGCCGCCTGCGCACCGAGCCCTGCCGCGATCTCCGCGTCAAGCTGAGCCTTAGCCGCCGTCTGCGCCGCACCAGCCACGTCGGCAAGAGACGCACGGTTCGTAGCGCCAGCCAACGTGTTCTTATCGAGCGACAAGCTGAACCCGTCGAGGGTGCCGTTCGCCTCCTGGAACGCGTCCTTCTGCCGCTGCACCTCAGCAGAGATACCAGCGAGCGACTCAAGCCACCGAGCGTTCGTCGTCTCCGCCGACTGGTTGACACCATTCAGCTCGTTGACAGCGTCGATGACCTCGCGCAGTCGCTGCTCGAGGTCTTCCGCGGTAACCGCGGCACCCGCGTATGCGTCACCAGCCTTCTCCGTGGAAGACGCTGAACCCTCGGCCGCGGCGGCTTGGTCGTCAAGGTCTTGCTTGCCCCGCTCGATGTCACCTGACAGATCCCGCAGTGCGGTCTGGGCATTGCCTGCCCGGAACGCGAGGCCGGTGAATGCCGACGCGAAGGTGTTGTTTTCGGTGAGGCGCTTCTGCACGTCGGCGTACTTCTGTCCACCCTCGATGAGGGCGTCCAGAATTTCCTTCTGGGACAGACCGACCTCGCGCCCGGTCTCGAAGACGCCAGCCTGTGCGAGCTTCTGCGCCGCGAGCTCGCGGGTGTAGTTCGTGACCGCACCGGTGGTCTGGTCCAGTGAGGATTTGAACTCGGCTGCGTTGGCTGTCGCCTCCGCCTGGCGTGCCGACCAGATGCTGAACGCGATCCCGGCGGCGGCGAGAGCGCCGGTCGCGAGACCGATTCCCTTAGCCGCGGACGCACCGGAGACGTTCAGTGTCGATAGCGCCAGCTTGAACTGCGCGATCTTCGGGATAGCGACGAGGGCTGTGCCGCCCGTGAGCGCCACGATACCGACCAGGCCGGTAAGCGCCGCCGCGCCACCTAGTACGGGCTCAGGGAGGCTCCCGATGCCGTCTACGAGGCCGGTGACACCCTGCGTGAGGGAGCGGAGGCTGTCGTTCAGCCCGGACCCGGAACGGATGAGGGCGGTGTCGAGTGCGCCGCCGAGACGTTCGACGTCGCCTGCGAGGTTGTCGAGGCGATCCGCTGCGACCTTCGCCGCGTAGCCGGAGTCGTTCGTCTGGTCGATGTACTTTCGGATGCCCTCAGCACCCTGGTTGTAGAGCACGTTCGCGGAGCGGAGAGCATCATTACCGAAGATGGTGGCGAGGGCTGCGTTGCGCTGCTCGTCCGTCAGGCCAGACAGATTGGACTTGAGCTGACCCGCGATCTGATCGAACGACAGCATCTGACCGTTCGCGTCGTAGAAGGAGAGGTTGTACTTCTCCATCACCGAGCGCGACTTGTCCGTCGGCGCCTGCAAGGCGATGATCGCCGACTTGAGCGACGTGCCGGCGTCGGATCCGAGGAGACCCGCGTCAGCGAAAGCCGCGAGCACACCGGTCGTGTCCTCGATGGACTGACCCGCACCGTTCGCGACCAGACCCGCCTGCCCGAGAGCGTCCGACAGATCCTTGACGTCACCTACCGCTTTACCGGCACCGGCGGCGAGGAGGTCCGCGACGTGGGGGACGTCCTCGCCCTCGAGGTTGAACTGCTTGACCGCAATGGCCGCGATCTGCGCAGCGTCGGCGACCGCAAGCTGACCGGCCGCGGCCAGCGACAGGGCACCGTCCAGACCACCGTTGAGAATCTGCTCCGTCGTGAGGCCCGCCTTACCGAGCTCCTCGATCGCGTTCGCGGCCTCCGTCGCGGAGAACACGGTGTCAGCGCCAGCGTGCAACGCGGCCTCCCGGAGGAGCGCCATGTTCGACGCGGACTCCTGCGTCGCGGCCTTCACGTTCGAGATCGCCTGGTCGAATTGAACGAACTTCGACACTGCGAGGCCGACACCCACGAGGGCGATCGCGCCCATTGCGGTGATGGCGCCGCCAACCTCACGCATGGCCTCGGACTGCTCACGGTGACGAGCCGCGGCCTGCTCAGCCTCCGTGCCCGTCTCCTTCGTAGCGCCCGCGGCCTTCTTCATGTCCGCGATGTAGCTGTTCGCGGCGGCGAGAAGAGTCACCTTCACTGTCCGGTCGGCCAACGGAACCTCCCGGGTGCTTGAGTTGTAGGGTCGGGCGTATGAAACGCCCACTGATCGCGCTCTCCGTGCTGCTGACGCTCGCCCTAGCGGGGTGCGGATCACCCAGCCCGGACGATGCATTCGTGTCGACGGTGCGCGAATCGGTGACCGTGCCCGCCGTCACCGAGTCCAGCGATGAGGACATCGCCACGCTCGGCAAAACCGTCTGCGACACGTTCAAGGACGTTGGCGTCGAGAAGGGCCTACCGCTCTTCATCCAGAAGGCGAAGAACTACGGCATCGACGCCAGCAACGCAGGCGGCATCTCAGGGGCAGCCGTGGGCGCCTACTGCCCCGAATTCTCCGAGTTCTTCACCGGGTAGCGGTACTCCTCGACGGTGACGTATACGCCGTTCATGTTCGCGTCGTCGCCCTTGTCCTTGCGGATCTTGTCGAGAGCGTCGAGGCGTGCCTTCTCAGCCCAGTTCGTCCGCTCTTCGCCCGCGATGTAACGCATGACGTAGTTGTTCGGGTCGGCGTCGTCGCTCGTCGCGTCGGGCAACCATTCACCGTTCGAGCCGGTGTTGGTGCGTACGATCTGCTCCGCCTCGATCAACGCCCGCTGCTCGTCATCCCACTCAGACTCAGGGGTTGAAGAGATGAGACGGCCGGCGTCGTCGTATTCGTAGAACGTGGTGGGCTCCCACCCTCGAAACCTCCTAGGGGAGATGCCGAGGCGCGCGGCGGAAGCCACTTCCTGTCGGAGCGCGTCGCTGCTCCTTAGGCTTTTACCAGTTCCTGCACCCGCGCGGACGGGTCGTACTCGTTCAGTTCCCAGATGGTCGTGTAGATGCGGCTGACACCGTTGCCGGCGGTCTCCGCGAACAGGTCATCCCACTCGCCGTCCGTGAGCTCGACGAGCTCGTCACCATCGAGGACGTGGCCGAAAGCGCGCCCGGTCTTCGGATCCTTGAACTTCGCAGCCGCTTCACACACCGCGGCGAAGTTGTACCCGTAATGCACGTCAACCGCGACGTCGAGGCGGGCGGGGCTCTTCGCGGTCAGGTACGCCCAGTCGTTCCCATTGAGGCGCGTGAATCGCAGCGTCACAAGGTCGGCGTGAGTTTCCGCGTTCAGCGCGGCCAGTTCCTCCGTGAGCCGCTCGGACTCGGGAACCACGCCCATGCGCTGATCCTCGCCGTCCGCCTTCAACTGGTCGATGCGAGCGACCAGTTCAGCCTCCCGCGCCGACAGGTCGGCATCCAGGATGATGTCCACGTCCTTCGTCGGACGCTTGTCGCGTGCCGCGGCTAGCCGCTCACCGAAGTTCTTCATTTCCCCACCCATCCCCCACCATGAGAAGAACCTTCGGGGACGCCAAGGTGGGGGGAGGCGTCCCCGAAGGGGTTGATGGTCAGGCTGCGAGGACGCCCTCGACGATCGTTCCCGTGATCGACGTGCGCTGTTTGATGCGCAGCTTCCCGTCCGTGACGGGGAAGATCTGGGAACCGAGCGTGACGGGGATGACGAGCACCTTCTGACCAGTCGTGGCGAGGGTGCCGATCGGCACACCTCGGCGGACGACGAAGTACCCCGACTTGGTGGTGGCCGGCGCGGTCGGCTTGAGCACCACGGCTGCCGAGGACGCATCGGTCGAGTCGACGTACTCGAGCATGCCGAGGGTGTCGGTGCGCTTGTCCAGCGACTCGAGAGCGTTCACCAGGGCGAGGCGGTTGTCCTCGGTCACCGACTGGTCACCGTCGAGGGGGAAGCCCGTCGGGGTGAACGAGTGGGTGACGCGGAAGGCTCCCGTGCCACCGATCTCGGTGGACGCCTTGGGGGCGGTGAGGGTGGCGATCGTGGGAACCCACCAGATGACGAGGTTCCCGTTGACGTCTAGGGCCGGTGGGACAATGTCAATTTGGTCAACCATGTGGTTATCTCCTTGTGATGTTGAGTCCCGTGGAGAGAACCCGCAGGACCGGGGCACCCGCGGGATTGCGGGTAGATCAGGACGGCTCAGCCGTAAAGCTCAGCTCGACCACGGCATACGGCACAGGCGGCGTGACGTCACGGTCGACCTGGATGGGGATCGGCTCAGACCACGACAGGTCCGACGTCAACTCCCCCGGGATGGCGGGTGGTATACCCCAGCCGTTCACCACGAACAGGCCTTTGAGGCGTTCGGTGAGTTGCAGTGTGTTGTCCCACGACGACCCGACGATGTGCAGCGTGAAGAACGGGCGCTGCTGGATGCGTGGGCCGCTGAGCCGATCGGTGGAGTCGGTGCCGTTGCCGGGGTAGATCACTACGAACGGCGCCGGGGGCAACTTGCCGTTGCCGTCCTTCGGCGCCTCCGCGACGTACGTCTTTGCCGCCACTGCCGGGTCCGTCTTGATGAGCGCCTGCACGGCGAGGGTGTGCCGGCGGCTCACAGGCCCGCATCTTTCAACGTGTCATCGACGGCGAGGCCGATGCCCTTGACGAAGTCCTCTTCGTTCTCTTTCAGTGAGGCAAGGCCGAACCCTCGCGGACCGGTACGCCCAGGGACCCCGAATTCTGAGACGTTCCCGAGGTCTCCTTGACCGCTGTGCTTCGTGAAGCCGACCTCAGCTTCTACAGCGCCACCAGGCTGCTCAATGTCGTAGCTGACGACACGCGGCAGGCCCGGGAGGTACTCGGAACCCCGCAGCTTGTTGCGCCACGAGTCCTTCACCTTGCGGGCGGTGACCTCGACAGCCTTGCGGGTATTCGCTTGAGTGCTCTGCGGAACGGTGCCGAGGTCCGCGGCGAGCTTCGAAAGTTCGGAGAAGTCGAAGTCCGCCACAGCTACCTCCTACGTGAGCTCAGAAACCCGGAAACGCCTAGCGGTTGCGATCGACTTGATGAACGGCCCAGTCACACGAACCCGCCGGCCCACGTTGTCCGGATCACCCGTCACCGGGTCCACCGCAACGCACTCGACCTCGTCGTCCGTGAGGATCCCCCGCACGTTCAGGGACGTGTGCCACTCGAGGCCCGTCTCCGCGACCTTCATGCCCGGGGTTTGCGCGTCCCGGTTATCCGCACCGGACGCCTTGAACTTCCCCCGCACACGCTTCGCCACGATCTTGTACACCTTCGACTCGACCAACGTCACCGGGTCCAGCGTCGTCTGCCCGGTGTCGCGGTAGACGGTGAACGTGTCCCGGTGCAGCGACTCGGCCGACTCCCGCATGGCGGGCAACGCAGCCAGGACGTCGTCGTCAATCACCAGTCGTCCGCGCCTTCAAAAATGGGGGTGCCGGCGATGTCGACACCGCACGAGCAGTACGTGGCACCGAAGTGCAGGGAGCACCAGGGAAGGTGCGGGGATGCGGTGCCGATCATGTCGACCGCGAACGCACCCGAACCCGTGTCCGCCTCAAGGTCGAGTAGCTTCCACCACTCCTCGAGGATGACCACCCGCCCTTTGCCCGACTGGTACGTCCGGGACATGGATGAGTCGTCGGTGGCGACGGTGATCTGGGTCGCGTCGTCGGGTTTCTTGACGTGCGCGACAACCGCCTCACGGATGACGTAGTCGAGTTTCGCCTGGTCGATGTCCTTCGAGGGGAGCCGTGCGCGCCGGTCCTCGATGAGCATCGTGGCGTCGTCGATCCACATCTGCCACTGCTCTTCGGTGTACGAGCCGGTTTCGGGGGCGGTCTTGCCGAGCGCCACCGCAATCTTCGCTGGTGTGACAGCCATGACCGCCCCCTAACCGTTACTCGCCCGAGGGCGTCAGGACGGCGATGATGTCGTCCTTCTTGGTGGCTTCGCCGAGGTCGATCGAGTGCTCAGCGGCGTATGCCTTGAGCTCATCGACCTTCCACGTCTTGTCGGGCTTCTCACTCTTGGGCTTCTCGGCCTCGCCGGTGTAGGGCTTCCACCCCGACGAGTACCGGTCGTCCTTCTCGTCAGCGACGGAGATCACGATCCCCGTGCCGTCCTGGATATGACGGCCCATCAGACGTTTGCCACCTTGTCGGTGACCAGGGCGAACCCGTCGAGGTCCATGATTCCCCAGCCGTAGACGACCTCGATGCGCAGTGCGATCTGGTTCTTGCGCTTGAGGTCGCCCTGGCCGTCGGGGTCGCCGTGCTCGATGAGCTCGACGGGGATGCGACGCTGGACGCCCCAGCGGAGCAGGTCCCACTGGCCGACGATGGCCTTGATGCCGGAGTTCGCCGACGCCTCGGGAAGACCCGACACGGTGGTGGACGAGTACGCGTTCAGGCCCTCGAAGGAGGACACGTTCGCGCCGAAGCCGAGCTCGGGGTACTTCTTGCGACCGTCTGCGTACCGGGCGGTGGCGACGGTCCACGCGTAGGTGGGGTCGAACGCGATGCCGTTGGGGATGTACCCGTCTGCGATGACCAGGCCGGCGGCCTGCTCGATCACGATGTCGGGGGTGCCGAGGGTGGCCGTGGTCAGCTCGACCGCGTTCGTGGTCGTGCCGATGCGGTCACCGGCGACGATCGACGCGGCCACGGTGCCCGCGAGGGGGTTGATGCCGTGGAACACGCCGAGGTCGAGGGCGCGGGCGAGGGCTTCGCCACCTTCGGTCGCGAGGGTCTCGAGGACGCCGAGCTGGTAGTCCTCGTCGGCCCACTTGACTTCCTGGTTGAACCGCTGGGTGACCTGGAACTTGTGGGGGGTGACGACCTTCGTACCGAACGTGGTGTTGGTCGAGGACTTGTCCTGACCCTCACCGACGAGCTCGGCGCGGGGGCGCCCGGTGAGTGTCATGTGGGTGACCTCGCCGAACTGCTGCGGCTCCGCGCCCGAGAGGGCGGCGACGGCCGAACCGGTCTGGCCCTTCTTGAACAGGCCGGAGGCGATGTTCTTCGGGAGCGTGAGCCCCGAAGTTGCCAGTACTGCCATGTGATGCTCCTTGGGTTATTCGGAGTTCCCGAACAGCGACCCGACGAACTCGCGGGTTTCGTTCTCCGGCGCTCCGGTAGTCGTGGTCGTACCCTCCTTGGGCGCGACGTTGCCGTTCTTCTTGACGGCGGCTGCGCGACCTGCGAGGCGTTCTGCCTGCGAGGTCATCGTGGCCTCGTCGGAACCGGTGAGGAACATGTCAGCGTCGGACGGCTCGCCCTTGTCGCCCTTCTTGGACGAGATGCCGAAGTCCGCTGCGATCCGCGTACGGAGCGCGTTGGTCTCCGACGCGGTGAGCTTGCCTTCGACGTCGGCGAGACGCTCCTCGAGCGTCTTTGCCTTGCCTGCTGCTGTCTTGAGCTCGTCGTAGTCGGCGTACTGCTCGGATGCCTTGCGGCGTTCCTCGCTGCGGACCTTCGCGATGAGCTTGTTGACGTCAGCCTGCGTCAGCGTCTGTTCCTGCTGCTGCTCGCCCTCAGCCGCCGTCTCGGCACCCTCGGTCGTCGTTGCATCAGTCATTTCGGTTTTCCCCGTTTCCGTGCCGTCGCACATCACCGCGAAACCGTCGCGTACGGACCGCCCAACAGCGGAAATCACCCCTCCGGGTACTGCGCGTCCAACCAGTCACGCAACGCCTGCTTCTCAGCCGGCGTCCGCGAGCGTTTCGACCCGACGTACTGGAAGTTGTTCGCCTCCGGGCCCACAACCTGACCCTGGAACACCGGTTCGGCGCCGCAGTCACAGTGCGGGTGAGCCGCGAACTGGACCGTGTCACGCTTGTACACGGCGCCCTTGTCGGCGAGCATCCTGCAGAACTTGCAGCACACGCCTGTCACCCGACGCCAACCGACCCCGGCAGGGTCCTGGCGCTGGTTGTCGAGGATCGTGTCCCGGTACGCGCGCGCAACCTCAGGCTGCACGACCTCACCGAGACGCTGCTCCACCGTCACCGGCAAGCTCGAGAACAACGGTGCAGACGCCCACGCGATCGCCCGACGGATCTTCACAACCCGATCCGGGATCACCAGTGTTGACGCGTACGGTTGCTTGACCTTCGCCAACTCGCGGCGCTCGTCGTAGAAGTCCGCCGCCAACGACGCCGCACCTACCGCGTAGTAGTCGATGACACCCGGCACCGCCTCAAGCAGAGCCGCGCGCTGCACCTCCGGTGACCCGGTGAGCCGCTGGTACAGGTCCGTGGCATCCGTGACCGCCTGATCGGCGACGAGCGCAAGGGCCTGCCTAGACTGCTGCGGCGTCGGCATTGTTCCTCGGACGCAGCGCCGTAATCACCGCACGCCCTGCTGCACGCTGTTTCTCGGCAAGGGCCCGCTTGATCTGCTGCTCATCGAGCCCAATCAGCTCGAGACCAACCTCGGTGTCCGCGAGCCACGGGACAGCGCCAAGCTGCTTCGCGCCGGCATCCGCCGCGGCCGCACGGGACAGGTGGACGGGGTTGCGCCATTTCGTGTCGATACCCGCCCACGAGGCCGGAATCTCGTCGAGTCCGTTCTGGATAGCGAGGGCACGAGTCACCGAACGTCGGATCGGTGTCGACCACCCATCGGTGGCGTCCTCCGCCTCAGCGATCAGCGACTCCCGCGCCTCCGAATACGAATCGGCCGACGTCGGGTTAGCGAGATCCGTCAACGCGAAGTCAGAATCGGAAAGATCCATCTCGCGAGCCATGAGCTTCGCCAACGCGTTCAGGTGCGCCAGGTGCGGTTCCGGGGACTGTGCGTCGAACTGCTTCACGTCCGCTCGAGCGTTCTGCGGGTCAGCATCCGGGTCATCCGGGATACCAAACGCACGCCCCAACGCGATCTGCCACGACGCCTTCATGGTGCCGTCAGCGTTCTTGAAGATCGACTCATCCGCACCCAGCAGCATCAGCTTCGGGATCGCGTAGATATCCATGTGCGCCTCGAGACGCACCAGGGAACGCAGAGCCGAGTCTTGCGTCGAGATCGCCGCCCGAGTGATGCGGGAACGGCCCATCCGACGTGACGTGCGCGGCCGGTACACCAGCGGATCCGCCGGCATATGCCATGGGTGCGCGGATCGTTCCACCGTCCACCCGGACGAATCCTTCTCCGCGTTGACCGTCACGCCGTCCAGGTACAGAACAAACCCGGTCGGGGCGTCGTCCTTCCACGACGTGATCGACAGGAGGTTGTCCAGGCGCCGCTTCCGCGCGTTCCACGCACCGTACGCGTTCAACGCGTCCTTCGTGTGGATCAACGCCTTCGGCTCATCACCTGTACCACGCGTCGTGATCAGGTACGAGACACCGTGGATGAGGGAGTCCGTGCGGCCCTGAGCAATCTCCGCCATGAGGAAGTTCGAATCGACGAGCTCCTGAATGCCGATGCTGTTGATGTCGCCATCAGGCCACACCATCTTCTCAAGCACACACCGCCGGCCGAGACCGTCCACGCCCTTCGCGGTCCACCCGAGAGCGAGACCGATCTTCGCGTACTGCGGCGGGATGACCGTCCCGATCTGACGAACCGCGCGCTTCCCGTCGTACATCGACGAGCGCAGCAGGTTCCGCTTCGAATGCGCACGAAGCTCCTCGAGGTTCGCGTTCAGGGTGACGTTCTCATCGTCGGACAGCCCACGGATATTCAGCCCCTCAAGGGTCACAACATCACCGCCGTCCTGGTTCCTTGACGCCGGGTCGGGCGTTCAACGTCGTCCTTCTGAGCACCCCACAGGGCGAGAGTCGCAGCAACAACCGGGGTTATATCCGCGGTCGCGTCCTTCCGGTTCCACGCCCACGCGCCCGCCAGCGGCCGTTTACGTGCCAACGAGAGAGCCACGTTCATCTGCGGCTGATCCGTGTGCCGAAGCTTCGGCGACGACTCCATCACTGCATCGAAGAACTGGCCCGACGCGATCGCCATGTCCCGCCCATCCGCAGCAGCCGGCGTCACCACCACCTGCGTACCGACCAGGAAGTTGCGGCCGTTGCGGGTCTCGACGAGCCCCGACATGACATCGACCACGACGGCATGCAGACGGTTCCTGTCGGCGAGAGAGGACACCCACGCAGACACCCACTCGACGTTCTTCCGCTGCTCACCGAGCTCCACATGCCACAGACCGTCCGCGCGACGCCCTGCAAGCGCCACAGCTGCCACAGAACGGTCAGGGGCAACGTCGACCGCCAGCGTCAAACGTTCGATCGCCATAGAGGCGGGATCCGCGACGTTCCCCCACGAGACCGAATCAATGACCTCGGGTGTTCCGGCCGCGTCCCAGATGCCGAGCGCTTCACGACGGAACGAATCGTCGTCGGTGAGCTGCTCACGCATGCGCTCCATTGACTCGACAGGCGTACGCCCTGGGAAGGACGGGTTCGCTTTCGCCCACTGAACCTGGTCATCAGGGTCAGCGTCAGCGTCAGCGGAGAACTCGACGTACACGGCATCCCGGGTGCGCCCCTCAAGCGCCTTCGAACGCCGGTTGGTGAACTCCTCGCCCGGGTCAGTCGGCCGCGGAGGCGTACCCATGAAGAACAGCAACGCACCAGCAGCCTGCTTCGACGCATTCGCCGCCGGGACCATGTCCTCAAGCGCCTTCTCCGTCAGGATCTGCGCCTCGTCGAACACCTCGACGTCGACGGAGTCGAAACCACGCCCGAACCCAGCCTCACGGGCACCGAACATGATCACGGACCCGTTCTTGAAGCGGATCTCCTGCTCACCGTTCGTTGAGCGGATGCCATCGTTACGCTCCGGCGCAAGATGCACGCGGATCTTCTTCCGCCGCACCATCGCCTGCATCGTCTTGAACGTCATCGTCGACGTTCGCGTCCGGTGCGCCGTCCACAACACCGTCAAACGGGGGAACAGCACGCACAGGGCGATGATCATCATGCCGACGAGGAAGGTCTTACCCACCTGACGGGGAATCGACAGGACAACACCGCCGACAGTCGCGGCGTACTTCCCGTTCTTCCGCTTCCCTAAAGCGAGCTGACCGACACCGTGCTGCCACGAATCGAACTCCACCCCCATCGCAGCGCACTGCGCCACCACACGAGGCCAAGCCGTCGAAACAATCCCCTTCGGGTACACCACATGACGAGCAACGTCAGATAGCTTCGGCGTCGAACTTCCCATCCTCGACATTCGCGCCACCCTCAGCCTCATCCGACTCGCGCGACGTCAACACCTCAATCTCCTTCGAGATGATCGACAACTGCCGATGCAACGCAGCCTTAGCCGGCCCCTTCTCCTCAGGCAACGACTCCGCAATCTCGCGACGCTGCGCCAACAGAATCTGCAGGTAGTCACCCGACTCGATCGCCTCAGCGAGAGACAGGATCTTCGGAGGCTTCGGCGTCTCGTCCGGAGCGACAACACGGAGGGCACGAGGCATGTCACGCCCCCAATCGGAGAACAAGAAAAAACGGCGGGGAGGGACGATGGCT